TAGCACAAGGGGGCAGAATCGCTTGGTTTTAGGGGGCAGCTTACACTGGATTTTCCAAAAAGAAAATGATAATGAATTATGAAATACATTGTGAATCGGGCTGAATTGTTTGACTCTTCTGATAAGAAGACAGTTATAAAGAATATGAATGAGCCGACTAATGACGTAGAGGTCTTTAGGGAAGAAATTTGTAAAAAGTATGGTTGTGAGCGTGCGTTGTTAATGTACACTCAGGTGAAGTAATATAAAAAGTATAGCTATGATAACCTTAAACAAGCTTGCAGTTAAATGTTTGAGAACTGCGATCAAAAGAGGAAAAATCGGCAAGCATAGTTCAGCAAAAGCGATAATTGTCGCTATATCTACTGAGTGGCGTGAGTTATGTAATGCCTCTGAGTATCGTAGTATGCATATTCCTAAATACTCAGAACAAGAGGAAGAAGCTGCCGATGTCATAATCGCTTCGTTGACATATCTTCAAAAAATAGGTTGTAAAGACATAGAACAGCTTATAAAGGACAAGATAAATTTTAACGCCAAGCGAGAGGATTAAGGTTGTTATACTGACTATGGTGATGTTGATTTTGTGTTGTTGAAAAAATAGTTAGTTATGACAGAGATTATTTCTATTGCCCTCCTGGACTTTAACAAGGGGCAACTTGCCGGGCTTCCAAAGAACCCGCGCTTTTTCCGGGATTATCGCTATGAAGCGATGAAGAAAAGTATTTCTGATTGTCCGGAAATGCTTGAACTACGTGAGTTGATTGTCTTTCCGTATTCGGATGGCAGGTACATTGTTGTTTGTGGTAATTTACGGCTCCGGGCCTGCAAGGAACTTGGCTACACTGAGCTTCCTTGTAAAGTCTTGGAACCGATTACTCCAGTCAGTAAATTACGCGAATATTCTGCTAAAGACAATATCAATTTTGGTGAGAATGATTTGGATATCCTACAAAATGAGTGGGATAGGGCAGAGTTACAGGATTGGAGTATGGAGTTTGCGCCGGAAAAGACTGAGGATGAATTCAAAGAACGCTTTGAAGCCATTACAGATGATACCGCTGTTTATCCTCTTATCCCCAAGTACGATGAAAAACATGAGCTCTTCATTATTATATCAAGTAATGAGGTTGATAGTAATTGGCTGCGTGAAAGGTTGAACATGCAGCGCATGAAATCGTATAAGACCGGGAAAGTGAGTAAAAGTAATGTTATTGATATTAAAGACGTTCGCCATGTCCTGCAAGATAGTAATACCAAGTCATAAGCGCCATGACCGGGTGTTCGCTAAAAAACTGGTGAACGATCCAATAATCTGTGTTGCTGAGAGCCAGGCAGATTTGTACCGGCAGTTTAATCCGGATTGTGAAATAGTAACTCATCCTGATGATGTGATAGGTCTTATTCCCAAACGTAATTGGATGGCAAAGCATTTCAGAGAGTTATTCATGCTTGATGATGATGTACATGCTTGTAAAGCAATATATGCCGAAAAGGGTGAGCCTTGCCGTGTAAAGGATAGGGACTTAATAACTCATATCATATTGTCTTTACATGATATAGCCAAGCTAATGGATGTGCATCTGTTTGGTTTTACTTCCCGTATATCTCCTGTGATGTATGATGAGACTGGATTCCTTTCTCTCTCAAAAATGATAACCGGTTGTTCCTATGGTGTTATCTACAACAAAAATACATGGTGGAATGAGGAAATAAGGCTTAAGGAAGACTTTTGGATAAGCTGCTATATGAAGTATAAGGAGCGCCGGATATTGACGGACCTGCGCTATAATTTTGAGCAGAAGAACACATTTGTCAATGCCGGTGGTTTGGCTTCCATTCGCAATCAGGAAGAAGAGCGTAGATCTATCCTTTTCATCAAAAAGAATTTTGGTGATAGTATCTTGTTGAAGAGTGCTACTAATAACGGGAAGGATAAGACAAAGCAGCTTGTAGAGTACAATATTTCCTGCAAATTCAAATTCTAACAGTCTGTAAAAAAGGCGTTTAAATGGCGCTCATTCTGATTGCTATTTCCGTCAATTATGATTAATTTTACTGATGTAATAAACTAAAAGTCAAATAATTAAATTGAAATTATGATTATTAGAACAGTTGGAGGATATGATTTCTATGAGGTGAGTTCTGCCATGCAAAAAGCCATCAGGCGAGCTGATACCGGTGTTGCCGGCTTTTTTGCCTTGGAGCTGTGGGCGAGTGGATATAGGGATTATGTTTGGAAGAGATTATTCACCATCAGTGCTGAGGATTGCTTCGGTATCATAACCAAAGAGATTGAGGCTTTATGGCAAGGGCATGAGCTAGTCAATAAAAAGGCTCCTCAGCCGAAAGGACGCATCTTTGTCAGTAAAGCTGTAATTATCCTCTGTGAGTGTAGGAAGTGCCGGGATGCAGATCATCTGCAAAACTTCATTTACGATAGGAGAGAAGTTGACATTGAAAAGTGGATAGAAGACGTGAGGCGATATCCCATTTCTATTCCTGCCTATACCTATGATGTACATACAAGGGTAGGGAAGAAGCAAGGTCGGACAAAGGCAGAGTTCTTCCAACAGGAATTTGATGCTTTAACTCCCCGGGAGCCTGGATTATTTGATGATTTTCCGTCAAAGAAATAGTTGTGAGTCCACAGTGTAATAGCTGTGGACTTTCTATATAAGTCAAACCAATAAACCAAAGAATTATGAATAGAAAAAAAAGACAAGAGGCGAGAGCCGATAGGTACAGAGAACTTGCAGAAAAAGCTAACAAACAGTCAAACGAGGCTTCTCAGCTAAGCCGCAGCATGGTAGAACATATTCCCTTGGGGCAGCCTATACTTGTAGGGCATCATTCGGAAAGGGCACATCGCAGTTTATTGGATCGCTCCTGGAACACTTTGGGGAAATCAGTTAAACTTAGTGAGAAAGCTGAGTACTTTGAGCAAAAGGCCGCAGCGGCAGAAAACAATGATGCGATTTATCTTGGTGACGATGATGCTGTGGAACGATTGGAGGCAAAATTAGCAGATCTGGAAAAAAAGCAGGAAATGATGAAAGAAACCAATAAGATCATCCGGTCAAAGAAGTTGTCTGAAATTGAAAAGCATGATAAGCTAATTGAATTGGGGTATTCTGAGAATGGTATTAGGGAGGTCTTTACTCCTAATTACATTGGAAATATTGGCTTTCCAAGCTATTCTATTACCAACAATGGAGCTAATATCCGCAGAGTTAAAGAACAATTGGAGAAAGCCAAACGGATGAAAGTTACTGAGGATAAAGAGTATAGGATAGGCGATGTTCGCATTGTTGAAAACTATCAAGAAAATCGACTGCAATTATTCTTTCCTGGAAAGCCTGATGAGGATGTCCGAACTCAACTAAAACACAACGGTTTTCGATGGTCACGCTTTAACGGCTGTTGGCAGTCTTACCTCAAACGCTGGCAAATAGACCGGGCGAAAGAAATCATAGGAGGTTGATCTATGACTGTTTTTCAGTCTGTACCCCGTAAGGACTGCAAGGTGTTTGCGAAATGTGGAGTAAAATCCCTTTCGCATTGCCGCAGGTATCGGGAAAACGATGAAGAGTGCAAGAAATGTACTCTCATCCGTCGCAAGCCTCAGAATCGTAAGTTTGATGCGAATGGTAGGGAGATGAAGAAATGTACCCTGTGTGGGCATTATTTCTACTTGTACAGGTTCTATGATCGAGTAATTCATCATGGAGGTAAAACGTATCACTGTAAATGTTCCCGGTGCCGTATGTGTATGTCCAAAATAAATAGCGATAGAGCTAAGAATAAAGTAAATAAGATACAATGAGCATAGTAGTAAATGTCAACGGTAAAGATTACTATGACAAAGAAGAAGCCCGTGCAGCTTGGTTTGAAGAGTGGCTAATGAAATAGGATTTTGAGTAGGATCTTATTGATTGTGAGAATGAACTTGAATACCGGAGAACTCATCCGGATTGGAATATTCCCTATGTAACGTATGGTGTCCAGAAAAAGCACAAGTGTATTAAAAAGAAGGAAATGCTGTGTTTTATGATTTTACGCTGTGGCAGAAGCGTGCCCGCACTTCCTAAACACATTGGTTTACAGTGTTATATTAGAGAAAAGCAACGTCTAAAGAAGTAGAATCTTTTAGAGACTGGGAATATACATGCCGATATCTTGTTTACTCCCTGTATATTGAGAAGAAAATGACTCTTGATAAGGTTGATAGAGTCAATATCATTAATCTATCAATGCCTGAAAGCTTGAATTTTACAAACATGACCAATTAACTGTTAAGCTAAATAAATTATCTCATTAGAATGAAATGCTGAGTAAAATTGTCGGATTATGGCAGATACTTTATTAATTTTTTCTATATTTGCGAAATAACTTTTAATTTAACATTATGGAACAGCATGACAAATCACATAATAGAGTAATTAGCCAAAATGAGTTTAATGAAATATATCAAAAGCATATTGAATGGACTAAAAACACTTTTGGTAATCTTGCTCCGGGAGATTTATCTAATACAGACTTGACCAATATTTCTTTTGAAAAAGTAGAGAATCTTGATGGCTTTAATTTTCAAAATGCCATATTAGATAATGCTAAATTCCATAATGTTAGTATGTCTAGTACAAATTTTTCTCATGCCAGTTTAAATGGAGTTTTATTTGATAACGTTTCAGGGGATTCTTGTGATTTTTCTAATGCTGTTTTAGATCATTCTACATTTATAAATTCAAGCTTTGCATGTTCAAAATTTGATAACTCAGATTTATTGGAGCTGTATATATATGGCACAATATTGAAATATTCTAGTTTTATTAAAGCAAGGATGTCCAAATGTTGGCTAATTTCAGTAAATATAAAAGGAGCTTTATTTAATGGCTCATCATTAAATGAGGTGTATTCTTATTCTATTACTTGCAATAGTAGAGTGAAAAAAATATTTAGTGTAGTAAATGAAGATACTCAAAAGGATATTTCAAAGTTACAAACGAGAATTTCAGAAATTACTAAATTATTAGATACATATAGAGAACGTACTATTGGTTTGTTAGGAAATGAAACTTCGTTATCAGATGATTTATTATACAAAATAAAGCAATTGAAGAAAGAATATAATATAATTTATGATTATATTGCCATTGAGAAAGGTGAAAAAAAATTTAGCACGTATCAAGAGAAGGTTATTGCTTTATTATGGTCAGCTAGGTTTTGGAAAATTGTTCTTGCCGTTATTGCTATTTTAGGATTTATTATTTCAGCCATTCTTTTTTATGACCATGTTGTTGAAAAAATGGAGAAACGGAAGCAGGGATTTACATTTTATTTACAAAAATACCCTATTCCAGATCGTAAACTAGTAAATTTAACCCTTCTTCTTCCAGAGAGTAATATAGAAATTGAGAATTTGACTCATTATCTTCCAATTGTAATTACAAATAATAAAAATGAGTCACTTGAGAATTTGCATTTGGAAATCCAATTTTTTCATGATGGAGAATCAGATAAACTTGTTCGCGTAGCGAGTAGTAAAATTGATAGTAGTAAGTACTATTATAAACACCATGAAGAAGTATTACAAATATTCCCAGGACGTATAAATCCCTATTTAACCTATTCTATTGACGTGCCATATAAGATATATGTACAAAAAAATCTTGGAACATTGAATGACTTTGGTTATGTAGATCGCTTTTTTGTTCAGGTATTTATTACAAATGATTTTATTGAAAAGCCTTTTGTTATAAGATTTGCCGTTAATGTATTTAAAGCAAATAGTATTGAAGATTTTTTAGAAAAAGTAGATATATTAGGTTTAGGCTTTCTTATGCCACAGATTTATAAAGACAATAAAGATAATATTGAACTTTTTCCTCAAGATTTCTTTATTGTAGATAAATTGTTTGCGCCCAAAGTTACTCTATGGAATGGTGAAGCTGATGTATCAATGCATAATTCATCTTTTATAAAATACACTTATCAGCCAAAATCTTTGTTTAAAGAGCGTTCAATATATTTTTACGATGACAATAATAATCATCTTTTTGAAAGAGATTTAATACATTTAGATGCAAATAAAATTGATGCAGAAAAAGATATTACGAGAAGATTTAAAAAATCTCCTTCTAAAATTCCGGACTCATTTTTTCCTAGTAGTTGGGCGAAGTAATTAAAAATAGATATGAATTTTGAGAATATTTGTGAAAACAAGAGAGAATCTTAATTATTAAATATGATTTTTTTTGTGTGTAAAGCGTGTGAGACAGGTTCTTACACGCTTTTTTATTAACCATAATTCGATGAAAATGAAGATGATTGTAACCGGCAGTGCAGGCTTTATAGGTAAAGCGCTCTGCCAAGAATTGAGAAAACGTGCTGTTGAAGTAATCGAAATTGACCGTATGACCGGGCAAGAGGTATCCACCATCGGCGAGTACTTGAAAGATGGAGATGTGGCGTGTGTCTTCCACCTGGCAGCGCAAACCAGCGTATTCAATGATGATTTGGCGCAGATCCGGAAAGATAACATTGATACTTTTATGATAGTCGCTGATGAATGTGAGCGATATCATGTGAAACTTGTATATGCAAGCTCTTCGACAGCTAATCCGTGTAACACCACTTCGATGTACGGGATAAGCAAGCATTTCGATGAGCAATATGCATCCATCTACTGTAAGAATGCAACAGGTGTTCGGCTTCATAATGTGTATGGTCCGAACCCTCGTAATAGAACTCTTCTCTGGTACCTGTTGAATCGGGATAAAGTGGAGCTGTACAATTACGGTCAGAACATCCGTTGCTTTACTTACATAGATGATGTGATCGAAGGGCTTATCTATGCCGTTGGCTGCAATAAGCCTTTGATTAACATAGCGAATGTAGAACCGGTTACGGTACTGCATTTTGCCAATCTTGTAAAATACTACAAAAACATTGATATAGAGCTTGTTGGGGAAAAACGTGAATTTGACAATTTGGAGCAACAGGTGAATCAGGGTATCTATTTAGTACCTTTGTCCTATATGTCAGTTGAGAGAGGCATAGAAAAGATATTCGCCAGGCGGAGAAAGGAAGATCCTCAAAAAAATGCGGAGGCGGAGAAATAGAAAAGTTCTGTAAATGAAAAGCCTTTCATAATTATTCCTACAGGTTGAGTAGCTTTGATTAGTTCTCTCTCTGTAGGAATTTATAATATGTGTAGCTATGGGTGAAGAGAAAGCATTAACATTGAAACAAGAGAAGTTCTGCCATTATTACGTTGACACAGACGGCAATGCAAGTGAGGCGTATCGTATGGCTTATGATACTTTGAACATGAAACCTGAAACGATTTGGAGTGCTGCAAGCAGGCTCCTTAAAAATAGCAAGGTTAGTGCAAGGATAAATGAAATAAGGGATAAGAGGGCGAAAAAGTCTGAGGTTGAGCGTAAAACGGTCGAGAAGGTGTTAATGGATATTGTTCTCGCAGACCCGGATGATTTGCATTATATAGACCCGAAGACTGGAAAGGCTAAGCTGAGAAGTCCATCCCAGCTTTCAAAGCGTGCTCGTAATGCATTGAAGAAGATACAGAACAAGCGGGGAGAGGTTACTTATGAATATCATGGTAAGACTGAGGCGGCCCGGTTACTTGGTGCCTGGAACGGATGGGACGCGCCTACTAAGATAGACCTTACCAATAGTGGAGGAAAATCCGGTGAGCTTCGCATTGGGTTCGATGATGATAGCGTATCAGAATTATAGGACAATAAAATAGACGATTTCGGGTGTTTCTCCAGCTGTGGAGTCCGACTTATAGAACAATATAGAATGATCGTAAATTATAAAAAACTCAATCCTAACGGCTTTTATCTGCTGAAGTACTTACAAGATGCGACATTGCGTTTCATCATCTTGTATGGTGGTTCTTCGTCCGGAAAGTCCTATAGTGTTGCTCAGACAATACTTATACAGACTTTACAGGATGGAGAGAACACTTTGGTTATGCGTAAGGTTGGAGCTTCTATACAGAAAACCATCTATGAGGACTATAAAGTAGCGGCTAAAGGGTTGGGAATAGACCATCTCTTCAAATTCCAGCAGAACACAATTAAGTGTTTGTACAATGGTGCAAAAATTGACTTCTCCGGTCTTGATGATCCAGAGAAGATAAAGGGTATATCCAACTATAAACGTGTACACCTTGAGGAATTATCCGAATTTGATGAACCGGATTTAAAGCAGATACGTAAGCGCCTGCGTGGAAAAGTCGGCCAGCAAATTATCTGTACTTTCAACCCTGTTAGTGAAACGTGTTGGATAAAAAGGAAGCTGTTTGACACAGAGAAGTGGCATGATGTCCCTATGACTGTGGAAATTGCCGGGAAAGCATTGCCGGAGGAATTGACAAAAGTAAAATCCATCCGGATGAACTCTACGAAGTCGATTTTGAATCCGAGGACCAGGCAGATAGAGGAACATGCACCGGATATGGTTGTTATCCAATCCACCTATCTGAATAACTTCTGGGTTGTTGGCAGCCCGGACGGAACTTATGGATATTATGATGAACAATGTATTGCCGATTTTGAGAAAGACCGTTTGAATGATCCGGATTATTACAATGTATATGCTCTGGGCGAATGGGGCGTCATTCGTACCGGTAGCGAGTTCTTTGGTTCATTTCATAGAGGTAGGCATTCCGGCGAGCATCCATATATACCAGACCTCCCCATCCATATATCAGTCGATAATAATGTACTTCCATACATCAGCGTATCGTATTGGCAGGTGGATTTATCCACTGGCATTAAGATATGGCAGTTCCATGAGACTTGTGCCGAGAGCCCAAACAATACTGTGAAGAAGTCTTCCAAACTTGTAGGCAAGTATTTGAAAGATATTGGTTACTGTGATAAGGTCTACTTGCATGGAGACGCTTCGACGAAGGCAGCCAATAGTATTGATGATGAGAAACGTTCCTGGATGGACTTGTTCATAGATACTTTGCAGAAAGAAGGTTTTGAGATTGAAGATAAGGTAGGTAACAAGAATCCAAGTGTAGCGATGACTGGTGAGTTTATCAATGCTATCTTTGACGAAATAGTGCCGGGTATCGAGATAGGTATTGATGAGAGCTGTACCGTTTCTATTGAAGATTACATGAGCGTGCAGAAAGACGCTAACGGTGCCATCCTCAAAACTAAGGTCAAGAATAAGACTACAATGCAGACATACGAAGAGCACGGGCATATGTGCTTTACCCCCGACACACCTATTGTTACATCGCGTGGCTTGTTGCCGATTTCAAAGGTTAAAATCGGAGATTCAGTATTGACCGAAAAAGGATGGCAAAGCGTTTATAATTCACTGTGTACCATTAGGAATTCTCAATATTTTTCACTAAATTTACAAGGTCAGAGATTAAACCTCACCTATGACCATCCGATATTTACTCATCGGGGATTTGTCCCGGCACATAACTTAAAAGCAGGAGATATTATCACTCGATATTCAAATGGCAAGATATGGCAAGAGAAACTATCACCTACAACAGCTGCAAATTTCATCGTTACCCTGATAGCGAATGTGAAAGCAATAGGAAATACTATCGCGGATGGGTTAGAATTGACGGAAAACTCGTCAAAACATACCTGCACCGATATATATGGTATCTCGCAAATGGCGAAATTCCTGCGGGCTATTGTGTTCATCATATTGATGGTGATTACAATAATAACACACTTGACAATCTCACCATTATGCTTGCTGACGAGCATGAGAAACTTCATACAGAATTGTATGGAGATGGAACATGGAGCAAAGTTCATAAGGGATTGGAAAAAGCGAGAGAGAAAGTACCAGAGTGGCATGCGTCCGAGGATGGGCAAAAATGGCATTCTCAAAATGCAAAACGTATGTGGAAAGATAAACCGATGCGTCAATATGTTTGTGAAATGTGCGGTAGAACCTTTGAGAGCAATAGCCAACACCTTCCGAAATTTTGCAGTAATAACTGCAAAGCAGAATGGAGACGATGTTCAGGAGTTGACGATGAAGAGCGCGTTTGCGCGATGTGCGGGTCTAAATTTGTTATCAACCGGTATTCTAAAACGAAGTGCTGTTCTCGGAAATGTTCTGCTGCGTATCGGCGAAATAAGTGATGTTTACGACATATCTACTACATCGCATACATTTTTTGCAAATGGAGTGTTAGTGCATAACTCTGATACGTTTCGTTATGTAGTGACAGACTTATGTCATGAAGAGTACACCGCTTTCAGCAACCGGCGAAAGAGAAACCTCTACGGCAACAAGGGTGCTTTCTCGTACTTCAACCCAGGCACTGAACATGAATATAGCAATAAGATTGTCTATGTCATGCCGAATGTCAACGGACACTTCTTGCTTGTTCAAGCGTTCAAGTGTGGCGAAAAGTGGCATCTGGTTGATGTTGTCTATCGGCAGACGTCTTCTATGGATGAAATCAAGTCTTCAATAAAAGACCATCAAGCAAACCCTTACATCGTGGAATGTTCAAATGCTTACTTCCCAATGGTCAGAGAACTTCGTGAAACGCTTCCTGACGTGAGGGTTACTAAAGAATTCCCGGATGTGGATAAGCGTATTGCTGCTACCTCCGATTATATTAGAGAATACTTCCTGCTATCCGAAAGTAAGCTTGAGGAATCTGAAGACTATTGTCGTTTTCTGAATAGCCTGTTAGACTATAATATTGATAGTGAAAACAAAGAAGCAAACATTGCTTTGAGTGGTTTGGCGTACTACATAATAAAATACCTCTCTTAAAATATACCCTATGTAACGAGTTGATAGTTAGTTATATATGTGCCATTGTACTCTTAAATGTATGTGTCAAGATGTTTTGATTCAGAAAAGCTGTATACTCTTCTGTCTATATTTGCTTCAAAAGATAATCAGATGAGTTGGAACCCTTTTAAAAAGAAATCAGATGATGATTTGAAAAATACGGCTGATAAAGAAAAAGAAATCCAGCCACAAGATACAACAGATTCTTCGGATTTTGTAGCAGAGGAATTATTTGCTAATCCTTTCGTTTGTAGTCGCAATTTCCTTGAGCTGTTCAATACCGTTCCGGAGGTATTTTTTCCTATTGACTATATCGCCTCCAGAGTTGCAGGTGCCACGTTTCAGCTAAAGAAAGCGAAAGACGATAGTATTGTTTGGGATAATCAAAAGGTAAACCAAATCCTGAATAA